CCTTCCCTTGGAGCCAGTTTTCTGGACTGGTGGACATCCTCTCTGGCGGGTTCCCGTGCCAACCATTCTCCAGCGCCGGCAAACGAGCCGGAGACGAAGACGCCAGACACCTCTTCCCTCACATTCTGGAAGGGATTAGACAGTGCCGACCTTCCGTTGTTTTCCTTGAAAATGTTGAAGGAATCATCTCCAGTAAAATCGCTGGAGACCACTGGAACGACCCAGCAGGAACGCCCGTTCTGCTACATGTCCTCCGGGAGCTGGAACGGGTGGGTTACAAGGCAACGGCAGGCGTATTCAGCGCGTCTGAATGCGGCGCTGTCCACCAGCGCAAAAGAGTCTTCATCCTTGCCATGGCCGACTCCCTCCCAGAGAGACTACAAAGGTGCCTGCGCGAGCAGAGTGACGCCAGATGGCTACAACAGCAGGCTGGACGAGGCAGTGATTGTGTTTGGCCAAGCCGCCCCGGGAAGCCCCAGCACGCATGGGAGCCGCCCAGAGTCGTCACCAAATTGGCCGAGTCCAAGAGTGTCGGATATTGCGGACTCACGCCCAAATGTGAACCAATCTTTGAAGGGGGCGTTTCAAAGGTGGATCAGTCCAACAAAAAGTGTGCAAGCGAATCTATCGGATGCGGTACAGTTAATCAGCCGCCCAGAGTTGTGGGCAACGCCAGAGGGGATGGCTGGAGGGAAGATCAGCAGGGGCGGGAAACGGAAGAACGAGCTGCTACTGACTGGGCAAGTGAAGGCGTGGGCAACGCCGAGTGCGTTCGACAGTCAACGACCAACGGAAACAATGCAGGAATGGGAGATCAGGAATGCCAAGAAGAAAGCCGAGAATCCCAATCTGGGGACACTTCACAAACCGCTGACTGTGCAGGTGAGCGGCAGACTCAACCCGCGCTGGGTGGAGACATTGATGGGACTGCCAGTAGGCTGGACTATGCCCAGTTGTGCGTCTCCTGTGATTCCCGCGTAGACGAGTTGCGCTTGTTGGGAAATGGCGTTGTGCCCGGGTGCGCGGCGATTGCAATGAAAACACTCATCCAAGCATTTATGCCATGAACCAGTTCGAGTTCGTATTTGAACCCATCAAGTCAGTCAAACAGTCAGAAGCCTCAATCGCCCAGCGGTTCGCTCGCTTCCATGCCGACAACCCACAGGTTTACAGCATGCTCGTCAGCCTAGCTCGGGGACTCAGAGCCAGACGACCTCGCAAACTAGGCATCGGCATGCTCTTTGAAGTCTTGCGCTGGCAGTACTACGTCCAGACAGACACCGACGAAGACTACAACCTAAACAACGACTTCAGGGCACCGTACGCCCGGCTCATCATGGATCAAGAACCAGACCTGCAAGCCGCATTCAACATCCGGGCAAGCCAAGCAGACTGACAGTCAACTGACCGACAACCGACAGTCAACTGACAGCCAATCCCACCGCCAACCCGCCGTCCTGCTCCGCAGGAATTTTAAGCAGATCGCGTCAAGCCTGAAAAGCAAATAAGCCAGCTTTTCAGGTTTCATGCTTCATTTAAGCGTCAAAAATGTATGTACAAATATTGTACACTTGTGAGAAAGTCCGAAAAACAGCTTCATTGGCTATGTGAGTCATTAGTGTGATTCGCGCAACCTTTTTTGGCTTTCCTGAATAAATCGACTCGCATGCCTCGACTAAAGAACAGACTGCACGAACGGTTCGCGTGGCTGGTCGCCGAGGGGCTCGACCGGACCGCTGCCTACCGCAAACTGTGCCCGCATGCCACTGCTGCGACCCAGATCGGCTACCAAGTCTATTGCCGGCCAGAAGTCAAAGACCGCATCGCCGAAATCCAAGCCGAGGTCCACTCCCGGGCTGTCATGGCCATTGACCAGAAGCGGGACATCCTCCGGCAGATGGTCGAAGGCGTGCTGCCGACCAAGGTCGTCAAGAAGGCTGACGGCAAGGTCGAGGCCACATTTGACCGGCTCGCTGCTCTGACTGTTGATGCCAAGCTGGCCGGCGAGTTTGCGGAGGATCAGCGGCGCCCAGAGGGCTCTGACATCAAGCTGTCCTTCGAGGTCTACCACAGAAACGCCATTGCACCCAAGGCTTGGCTCGAGGCCGAGCTCGTCGTCCCTGAGCCAGTGGACGTTCCCGGGGACTCTGTGCCGGCTCTGGACTACTCAAACCTAGACAACGCCGACCTGAATCAGCCCGGGCTGGACGACGTTGTCAGGACCGCTCAGACCGACATGTTGTAACTGCCTCCAAATCAACGCTCGTTTTTATAACGCCACACAACACTCGTCATATGGAGCTGGAAAGTGCCCTTTTCTGATTGATACACCTCACAATCAACCACTTAACACCAAATGGCTACCTACTTCGTTCCCGGCAACAACTACACCAACTCCATGACCCAGTACGGCTTGCGTCCGTACGATGAGCAGAACAACACCGAGGCCGCCTCGATGCCGGACGTCACCTACCTCTGCACAGCAGTGACCAAGACGTTCGTCACCTTCAAGCGCACCCAGCCGACCGGCTCTGGCCCGACAGCCAACCCGGGCGTCCTGCTGGGCGCCACAACCCGTCTCAGAGTGCGCCGTGACGCTACCGGCTTCTTCGTGACGCCTCTGGGCCGGAGCCGGGGCATGGTCATCATCCGCCCCTAGCCTATGAGCGCCGCATACTATGTCCCCGGGACGCTCTACACCGTAGGCGCCAACCCGGTCATCACGCTGCTCAACGTCCGCAACACCCGGACCTTCTCCGAGTTCATCGTCCGAGGGGCCAATGCCGGCCCGCTGACGCCCGGGATGAAGGTGCGCCTGCGGAACCTGCCCAACGTCGCCGGCCCGCAAGTGTTCCCCTACGGCAGGGCCACTGGACAGCCCGGGCTGGTGCCAGCATGACCGTTCACCTCGTCTTCAACCTAGGCGACTTCATCACAGCCGGCGCCATCACGCTCGGGTGTGCGGTGCTGGCTGTCTGGCTGCACAATCATCGATGAGCGCAGCCCTCCTCGCCACGCTGCCGGCGCCCGTTGCCCGGGCCATCGCGGTCGCCACCCAAGCCCGGGAGCTGGCAGACAGCAGCGAAGAACGCGGCCTGATCAGGGCTGCCGCCTTCCTTGCCAGCAACCATGCCAAACACGCTGGCAAGCTGGACATGACCAACGCCATGGCCGAGTCGATCATCCGGCAGTACGTGCAGAGCCTGCTCGACGCCGACCTGTTCGAGCCGGCAGCCATTCTGCTCTGGGGGCCGGGTGCGTTCGACTGGCGCCCGGAGTCCTGTCGCCGTGTCTGGGCCGGCCTGATGGCTCAGGACAAGCTGCTGGTGCAGGGCGCCGGCTCGATGGGCAAGTCGTACGGGGCGGCGGCTTGGTTCTACTTGGACTGGTATCGTGACCCGGACTGGACGTGCATCAAGGTCGTCAGCCTCACCGCTGCGCACGCGACCCGGAACATCTTCGCATCGATCAAGACGTTCCACCGCACTGCACTGGTCCGGCCTGCCGGCATGGACGACGACCTCGCCACCAGCATCCAGAGCACGACCGACAGCAAGCAGGGCATCCACCTTGTGGCCGTCCCCAAGGGTGAGTCAGGCCATGGTACGCTCCGGGGCTTCCATCCCAACCCGCGCACCAAGCCGCATCCACGCTGGGGCGGGGTCAGCCGGACGCACGTCGTCCTCGACGAGGCCGAGGAGGTGCCGGACGGTGTCTGGGCCGGCGTGCAGAACATCCTGTCCGCTGCCGACAGCTCGGTCCCCGGGCGCATCAAAATCTTTGCGGCCTCAAACCCTCGAGACCGGACCAGTCAGTACGGCCAGCGGTGCGAGCCTCGGTACGGATGGGGCAGCATCGACATGGAGACCGACAAGGAGTGGATCAGCCGAGACCGTTGGCAGGTCATCCGGTTGGACGCGGCTGACTGTGAGAACGTCATCGAGCAGCGGGTCGTCTTCCCCGGGCTACAGACATACGAGGGCTTCATGGCCTACGTCTCGAGGGGCCGGACAGCTGAGGCGAGCACGATGGCCCGGGGCTGGTTCCCGGACGAGGGCATCAGCATGGGCATCGTCTCGCCGGCGATGATGGACAACGCCATGGGCATCGTCCGGTTCGTCGGACCGGTCGTCCCGTTGGCAGCGTTTGACTTGGCGCTCGAGGGGGTGGATCAGGTGCTCTGCTCATACGGACGGTTTGGCCTGAGCGACGGGTGGACCGACCGGGCTGGGAGGTTTCATGCATTCAAGCAGGCTCGGACGATGCTCCAGCTCGACTCGCAGATGCCCTTCCCTAAGGCGGCCACGCTCGAGCAGGCGGCAGCCATTGTCCGGTTCTGCCGGCAGATGAGGATCGGCGCCCGTTGGCTGTGCGTAGACCGGACAGGGAACGGTGCGGGGATCCACGACGTGCTGTGCTCGACGTTTGGCGCCGACGTCATGGGCCTGAACTACTCATGGGCTGCGACCGAGACGCCGATCATGGGCGACGACAGCCAGCCGGCCAACGAGCTCTACAACGGACTGGTGACCGAGCTCCTGTTCGCGCTCGCAAAGTATCTGGAATTTGAGTGGCTCAAGATCAGCCCGGGCTTCCGGAACGAGGATCTGGTCAAGCAGGCGACTGGGCGCCGGTACATGCAGAAGGGGCAGGGAATGGTCCGGGTGGAGTCGAAGAAGGACTACATCAAGCGGACGCGGCTTGGGTCGCCAGATGCGCTGGACTCGTTGAGCATGCTGGTCCACCTGCTGCGCCAGAGGGGCGGCAACGTAGCGACGATGACCGAGCGGAAGCCGGAGGTGGAGGGAAAGCCGCTGACGAGTTTGGTTGACAGCGCGGTGAGCTTCGTGGACTTCAGTGATTGATGAATACATTGGACTTGCTGGATCAATTGACGGACCGGGTTCGGAGCGAGGTTGCGGACTTGAAGCTGGTGAACGAGGTGCTGGACCGGTTGCCTGAGTCGGCGGAGACGACGAACCTGCCGGCGTACGTCCGGGTACAGGCGTTAGTGTCAGCGTATGTGCAGTTGCAGCGGCGTGTTGCGGATGGTACAGTGGAATGATGGACCTCAAGGAGGAAGGAATCGACGTAGGGCTGGCGATTGCCGGCCTGTTTGGCGCCCTGATGATGCTGTCGAAGACGGCAGGTCTGAATGTGGGCCGGTCAGTGCTGGCGATTGTGGGAGGGGCAGCCAGCGCCAATTACGTCACGCCGCTCATTTTGAAGGTGACCCGGCTTGAGAACGACATTCACTATGCCTACGCGATTGCGTTCCTCCTTGGCTTTGCCGGCCTCCGGGCAATTGAGATGATCTCCTCGAAGATATTTACAGATGAACCCGCTCACACTCATAAACGCCGCCGCTAACGCCATTGTGGCAGTGGCGGTGCTCGATATATCGTTCCGGGTCTTTGGGCGCCCAGACCATCCGATTCACAAGCACAGCATGGCGCTGTTGACCCGGAAACTGGTGTCATCGGTTGTGATCAGTGGTGCCGTGCTGAATGTGGTGACGTTGTCAACTCCAAGCTGGACAGAGGTGATTTTGAATGTTGGGTTCAGTGCGAACTACATCTGGAGCTCTTACTATGACCGTATTGCCCATTCCAAACATTCCTCAACAACAAGCAAAGTATCTCGGAAACGTGCCCACGGCAGGGCTGGTAATCCTCGACCGGCCAAAGCGGGTGCTGCCGCCGGCAGGAACCGAGGGAAACGGACTGCCGCCTGACCGGATCAGCCCGTACAGTGGGATTTACGACCAGAACGGCATGTTGCCCAAGGTTCCCGGACCCGGCACGACGTTCATGGCCCGAGCGTAGTGTAAAGAAATTATACATATATGGATTTTGAGAAAGACTTTTGGGGGAACTGCTGCTCGACCTTTGAGGAAGAGCTCAAGCAGTTTGTGTACGCAGAGCGCATGGGCATTGAGATTGGAAAATACGACTTCAATGTGCATGGGAAAAGCATTCTGGACATCGGCGGCGGACCGGCATCAATGCTCCTGAAGGCGCGCAACCTTTGGAGTGCGTGCGTTGTGGATCCATTGCAGTACCCGGCGTGGACATTGGAACGGTACATTGTCAAGGGCATCTCTGTGCATGTTGCCCGGGGAGAGGACGCAGACACGCTGGACCTGCCACGGTTTAACGAGGTCTGGATCTACAACTGCCTCCAGCACACCGACGACCCAGAGAAGATCATCGCGAATGCCAAGGCACTGGCGCCGGTGTTGCGCCTGTTCGAGTGGATCGACCTGCCGCCCCACCCGGGGCACCCACAGGAGCTCACCGAGGAGAGCCTGAACCGCTGGATTGGCTTGCAGCCCGGAAAGACAGAGCACCTGAACGTGAATGGGTGTGTTGGACGGGCGTTCTTTGGAACATTTTCACAATAAACAAAATACATATATGGATAGTCCATGCGACGAAATTGAAGTGTTTGACGAGTACGTGAAGAACATGTGGCTCGCCAAAACGAAAAAGCCGTCCCCTGCGGGGACACCTAAGGAGGAAATCCCCCCGGTTGCGGTGGCCCCCCTTGGTTTTGGTCAAGCGTTTAGGGAGACCGCACAGGAGGTGCATGCCACGGCTCGGCTCAAGGGCTGGTGGGACTCCCGGGACGGGATGGAGCGGCTTGCTTACAGTGAGGCGCCCGGCCTGCTCGAGTTCACCAAGGCCACGCTCGACGCCGCCTGCATTGCCCTAATCCACTCCGAGCTCTCAGAAGCCATCGAGGCCGCCCGGGCTGGGGATCCACCGGACGACAAGATCCCTGAATACTCTGGGGTCGAGGCCGAATTGGCCGACGCCATCATCCGGATCATGGATATTGCCGCGCACCGAGGCTGGCGCGTGGGTGACGCTGTTGAAGCAAAGATGGCAATGAACCGGACACGCAGCCGCATGCATGGCGGCAAGAAGTTCTGATGAGCTCGTACATGAAATGGGAGCTGTACTCCCACACTCGACCCACAGTGCCCGGGAACTACTGGGTGGCCACGCTTAAGTACCCTGAGAAAGGGTACAGAGCCAACGTGACCGACTTCAATACGGTCCCGCTTCAGAATGCATGGCACGACCTAGCGCACTTGCTTGATATCGAGCCAGAATGCCTGTTGTGGTACGGCCCGCTGGATTGGCCGGACGTGAAGCCACACGCCATGAAACGGCTCGTTAAGGCCCAGCAACAGGAGTTTGTGCGTACCCATGAAAAGCACTGCTGCGAGTGCGGCGACATCACTGGGGTGAACAGCCGTTCGATACCTTACCGTCACGAGCCTGTGAATTGCCGAAAGTGCGAGGCAGTCAACACGGTAAGGATCCGAAAAAAATTGCAGCCGGCTGGCGACAAGGCGTAAGCTGGCGCCTTCATCGTGGCTGGTGAAGCGGAAAGCCCGGCTCCCGAGTGGGATGTCCGGGCACTTTCGTTTTCTGGGACTGCCTTTGTTTCGTGAAGGGAACCCCATCCCCGTCGCAGGATCTCCCTGCGCACCATGCGGCTGTCACAGAAGGTGGTGCCGTCTCTCCGGCAGGTCACACCACTCGTCTCGATAAGGTCGAGTTGCTGGCAGGTGTCGCGGCTTCCGATCTCTCCCGGATGTCACATCGAATGAGAGCTGATGTTGCCCCTTGCCGGAAGTACTCGGCAAATTGGTTGCGGGGGGAGGAATCGAACCTCCGGCATGGTGCTTATGAGACACCCGATCTACCACTGAGCTACCCCGCGATTAAAATTGCCTCACAAACATCGCTTGCGAGGTTTTCTTGCGTGAATTAAGATTAATGCTACTGATTGGTCAATCAATTTATGAAAGAACCCAAGGGATACGTTAAGGCCAAACTCAGAGAGTGCGGTCATGTTCAGAAGTTTCCGGGGAAATTTGTTAAATGCAATTTCCTGACGAGCAAGACCTACAAAATGAGCAACGGCTTAAAAATCCCGCTTTGTCCTGCGCATGCGCCCAAAAACTGATTTCAAAATGGAAGTGGTGATGAAGCCGATTGACGAGCTTGTTGCTTACAACAGGAACGCTCGGCAGCATTCGCTTGTGCAGATTGTGTGCTTAAAAGAAAGCATTGCTCAATTTGGGTTCACAAACCCTGTTTTGATACACTTTTCCGGTCGAATTATTGCCGGCCATGGCCGCGTGGAGGCAGCCAAGCAATTGGGAATCAAGCAGGTTCCATGCATCGTCATGCACAACATGACCGACGCTCAGGTTAAGGCTTACACCATTGCGGACAATCAACTCCCAACGATGGCAACATGGGACTACGATATACTCGCCGCTGAGATTGATGAGCTCAGGGAAGAGGGATTTGATATGTCCAAGTTGGGCTTCACCAAAGAGGAGCTCGATGAATTGTGCGGGTCGCCTGACGAGGATCCTGAGATTCCAGAGGAAGAAGAGAAGAAGCCGAATTCGGACACCACGATTTGTCCGAAATGCCATCACGAGTTTGTGATCTGATATGCCAACGCCGATTATGGGAATGATCCCTCCCGGGGGATGGCATTTTTACGAGTCAGACGTTCGGCTCTCTGGCATCACGTACAAAGATTTGTTGGTGAATGTCCAAAACTACCGGGCCGAAAATCATTTGTCGTCTGGGGACGTCGAAGGCGACGTGAATTCGTACATCTGCTCAAACTGGCCAAACTTCTGCCACGGTGTGGACATGGTGGCAATTACTAGCACCAGCGTGCAGACAGCGTCCGCTGATTTGCTTAACGACATCCAGACTTGGGGGCGCAACATTCTGACATCTCAAGACCCGCATCCGCTCGTCACTGACGAACTGGCCGAGGTCCGAGCACAGACGTGCCGTGCGTGCCCACAGAATGTCAATTGGCGCGGCGGGTGCGGGTCATGTGTGGCGGCGGCAGAACGGGTCTGCGCGAGCGTCCGGCAGGCTCGTGACACCGCGTCAACAGCGGTCCTTGGTGGCTGCCGGCTCATGCGGCACGACAACCGCACTGCCGTCTTTATGGACCGGTCCGTTTTGCAAAAGGCAACCAACCTCCCAGAGAATTGCTGGGTGAACCTCTAAAGCTATGTCCGACTACGTCAAGCCGCTCGACCCTAAAATCACGGACAAGTTCGCCGACAAGGCGCCGCGCATTTCAGACTCTCACGAAAAGCCGCGCATCCTCAATCTTGACGTCACCGACCCGGGCGCCGGCAAGAACGAGACGGTTGACCCGGACACGTTACAGGTTCGCCGGACGTTCAAGAACGCCGAGCAAGCTCACTCCGCATACAGGCGCCTCAAGCAGCAAAACGTAGAGCGCAACCGCAAGAACCAACTTATTCAGAAAAAGCTAAACAATGAACCTCCGTACCAACCCAAGAAGCTGGAATCTATGGGTCAGAATTGGCGCTCCAATCGTCCTACTGGCTTTCTTTCAACTATGGTTTCGAGGATTCAGCCTCCGTTCCGAGAAATAATCGACCAAGCCGCCACGCTGACGTTCACAAAATTCCCAATTCAATCGATTGATTCCGAGCACAAGACAAAGACGTTCCGAGAAGCCATCACCAAGTGCATTCGAGGCTGGAATGGCTGGGACGACTTGCTGGCACAAACCGTCCACGAGAACACCACATTTGGCTTCACGGCATGGTGCTGGGACGACCTGCGCGACTGGAAGCCAGACTTCTTGCGGCAGGATTACACGTTTTTCAGCATTGAAACACCAATGGTCACGGATGCGACTCCAATTTGGGCGCGCAAGAGGCGTTACCAGATTGCCGAGCTGCTGCCTGTGCTCGAGCGGGAAGAGGTCAGCATTTTGGCTGGGTGGCACATAAAGAACCTTGTGAGGTCCATCAATAACGCCATTCCGGCTGGCCGCACGTTGGATGCGGATGAGGACGCTAGACGGTACGAGGACTGGATTCGGGAAGGTTCGTACGGTGCCAGTTATGAGAACGATGCGAAGTATGTGGAATTGGGCGAAATCCTTGTTAAGGAGCCGCACGGAAAGATTTCCCGTTACCTTTTTGACGACAAAAGCGGAGACGAAATTTGTACGCAGGTTGATCGGTATAACAAAATGTCCGAGACCCTCGCGCTCTTCGCAGTCGAGATTGGGTCCGGAAACCTAATGTCCTCCCGGGGCGCCGGACGCGATCTGTACAACACCCATGTGGCCGTAGACAAGGCCCGCAACCTTGTGGTGGACAACAGCTACATCAAGGGGTTGCTGCTGCTCAAAAAGGGGCCAACAGCCAAGCCAAACGTGGCGCCGCTTACGGTCCATCATCCTGTCGCGTCTGTGGGTGAAGGGTACGATGTTATCCCGCAATCGCTTCCTGCCGACGTGGAAGACTTCTTGCGGCTGGACCGATTTGTGAGTCAGTTGGCTGAGATTCAGGTTGGCACATTCCTTCCGGGATCTCCGGTTGAGACTCAGGGCAAAAAAACGGCTTCAGAAGTTAACCGGGTTGCAGCAATTGAAAACCAGCTAAGGCAAGGAGTCCTGATGAGGTTCTCCCGCCAAATGTCGCACGCTGTTGAGCGCATGCAGCGTGGCATTTGCCACCCGGAACACATTAAGGCGGCGGCTGACTTGAAGAGTGTGCTTGATGTGGTGCGTCAGACAGAGCCCCGGGCCATCTGGGCGCGTCGAGAAGTCGTCGATGCGTTTGACCGCTCGATGATGGAAATGCCTCCGTTTCTTGTGCCGTTTGCGGCGCCCGAGCACCTCGATGAGGATGCAGTCAATTGCTGCCTTGAGATGCTCGAGAAAAATATTCCGCCGAGTGACATACTGCTCATGGCATACAGCCCGGCTGTTGAGCTGATCCCGGACCAGACTGCTCAAGACAATCAAGTTCTGGACCTGATGATTCAGCGATATATGGGCAATCCCGCCGTGAATCAGGACGCGCTGCTCAAACTTGACTGGGTTCGCAAGCTGGGAGAGACGACTGCCAACGAGGTTATCCTTCCAAAGGATCAAGTGGAGGCAATGGCAATCGAGGCAACTCGGCAGCAGATCATTGAGCTACAGTCAATCGTCGCCGGCCAAGACATCCCAGTGTCTCCCCGCGACAATGACGCGGTTCACCTCGACACCATGTTGCAGAAGCTGATGCCGGTCATGGAAAACATTCCGCCCGGAGGGCTGCCGCCAGAAGGAGTGCAGCCGCTCATCCGGGCCATGCAGCATTTTGCGCAACACGTTGCAGCGGCAGAGGCAAAGGGCGCGCCCAGAGAACAAATTGCAAAATACAAGCAGGCGTACAAGCAGGCAATTGGTCACCTTACGGCAGGCCATGGCACGCCTCCTCCGCCTGACATTCAGCCTGCTGCTGCTCATGGGGGCGCGCCAAGAGCAACGGCAGCCGCTATGAATAAGGCTGGCCAAATCTACTCACAGCAGCACCAATCGCAAAACGCAGGCATTGCGGCGGTATCAACTCCGCCAAGGCCATCAACAGCAGCATAAAATGTGGAATCAATCCGACAGCGCCAGATTCAGACAATACCATCAGCAAACAGGAGGACGACTCCTCTCCCACCTCCGATCTCAGGTGCCAATCCTAACCGGAACGACGATTGAACAGGTAGCCTTGGAGGCAAAGCACAAGGAGGGCGCCGAATACATTCTCAGGATCATTGAAGGAATCCTGTCCGAGCAATTGCAGGCGGACGACTCGTCTGCCGGCGCATTCACATCAATGTAAGCAGAGTAAACGCAACATAATATGCTAGATACAGAAAATACAGTACCAGAAATCACGGCAGCCAACCCAGACGGTGGCGCCGAGAAGTTGAACGCGGACCCAATCAGCCAAAGCACGTCTGATCAAATTGACGCACTGCTCGATGCCGTTGAATCAGAAGATTCTGGCAGAGACAATTCTCAGGACAAAACGCAGGACAACTCTGCGCAATATTCAAGAAATGTTCAGCCAAACACTACTGAAACCCAGGGTGTTACAGAACAAAATCCCGGGACAAATACCGGGACATTTCAGGAAGAAATTGATCCTGAAATTGCTGCGATTGAGACTCCAGCCGGGATGTCTGAAAAACAGGTCAGTAACTGGGAAAAACTGCGAAAGACTGCAACCCAATACAAGAAGCAGGCTGCCGAGGTTGAGATTCTCAGGCAAAAGCTGGCAGAGGCGCAGACCCAACAGCCACAACTGCCGGCTGATTACGAAGACCTTCGCAAGTTCAGGTCCACATTTGACCTCCGCTCTGACCCTGAATTTCAGGCCAAGTACGACAAGCCAATCAAGGACGCAACTGAGAGCATCTACAATCTCCTGCGTAAGCACCGTGCCGGCGATGAGGTGATCAAATCAATTCAGGAAGCTGGTGGCCCCGGGAAAGTATCAAAGTCTTGGTGGAAGAAAAACGCTATCGACAAGCTGTACCAGACCGAGGACGGCTTTACCGACGCTCGCCGACTCGAGAATGCGCTGGTCCAAATTGACGACACAGAAACCGCCCGTCAGGCAGACATTGAGCAGTCCGCCGTGAATCAGGAGCAATGGATTCAGCAGAAGGAGGCGGAACGTCAAAAGGCGTACGAGCAGGAGCACCAGCACATCAACACCTATATCGAGGATGTTACAAAGAATGTGCCTTGGGCTCGGTTTCAAGAAATTCCTCCGGGTGCCACGCAGGAACAAGTGGACCGGGTGCAGCGGCACAACGCCGGCGTTCAAGATTTGCACGAGAAGTTTTCGTCTGCTTTGTACCCGAAGACTCCAAGTGAGCGCGCAGCCGTTGCCGCTGCTGCCACGTTGTCTCACGTCGTGACAAACCAGCTCCGGTTTGAGCAGGGAGAAAAGGCAAAGCTGCAAGGAGAGCTTGGAAAGCTGCAAAAGGAACTAGCTGCACTCAAGTCGAGTGCAAGGATGCCAAAGCAGACCGTGTCTGGTCAGGCGTCTAAGACAAGCAGTCTGAGCGACCGGCTCAAGATGAACAGTTCAGCGGCAATTGACATGGGTCTTGATGAGGCGGGCCTGTAAACATGAGCACAAAAGTTTCTCCCATGGAGCGCAGGACACTTGCTGCGCTGGACTCCTCAAACCCATTCCAGACCCCAGTTGCAGCGCCAAGGACATTGGATGGAAGGCCAATTGCGGCAACGCCAGATCCTGAGCCTGACGAAATTGACAGGGCGCCAGAATCTGACGACCACATGATTGACGTTGCTATTGAGGACAAGGCGCCAGCAAAGCGACGTGGCCGGCCAAAGAAAACCGAACAGGCGTCTCCGGTTGCGGAGGCAGAGCCGGTCTCGAGTGCGGACACTATCACTCAGACTCACGACCGAAA